TACGACGCCGCCGAGCTGGCCGCCGAAGCCGCCCACCAGCGCGAGCTGCAGCTGCAGGCCGACATCGCCCTGGCCGCCCTGGTGCGCGAGTACGAGGCCGAAGAAGAAGCGACCCGCGAGTACCTGCGCCAGCGCGAGGCCTACCGCGACTACCTGCTGACCCTGCAAGACCAGATCACCCAGGCCCAGATCCAGGACGCCGCCGCCGTCCAGAAGTACCTCGACGACCAGACCGAAGCCGCCCGCCGCAACCTCGAGTCCATCCAGGCCCGCACCGCAGACCTCGAGCTCGACGCCAAGGCCAGCGCCCTGGCCGCCGCCCAGGCCATCAGCCTGGCCGAAGCCATCGAGCTGGTCACCATCGCCCGCCTGCGCGAGCAGCAGGCCATGTACCGCGCGGGCACCGAGGGCTACAACGCCATCGAGCGCGAGATCCAGGCCCGCGAAAAGCTGCTCGGCGCCCTGGGCGACCAGCGCGTGCGCCAGGCCAACGACCAGGCGGCCAAGGACGCGGCCGCGCAGTGGGAACGCACCGTCGACCAGGTGGGCCAATCGCTGGCCGACGCGCTGATGTCAGGCGGCAAGAGCGCAGGCGATGCGCTGAAGCGCTACTTCAGCACCCTGGTGCTGCAGCCCATCATCAAGGCCATCGTCGACCCCGTGGCCCGCGTCATCGTGGGCAGCCTGGGCTTGGCCGGCACGGCTGCCGCGAGCACGGGCGGCGCGGCCGGGGGCTTGTCCATCCTCAGCGGGGTCAACAGCATCAGCAGCCTGGTCGGCGCCGTCAGCGGCTCAGCCGCCAGCAGCCTGGGCGGGTTGATCGGCGGCTTCGGCAACGCCATCGGCAGCACCAGCCTGGGCCTGTTCGGCAGCGGCATGCAGGGCGCATCGCTGGCCGCCGGCCTGGCCGGGCCCACCACCGCGGGCGCTGGCGGCGCCATGGGCGCCGGGGCAGCGTTTGCCACCGCGCTGCCCTGGCTGGCCGCCGCAGGCGCGCTGGCCGCGCTGTGGCAGCCCCTGTTCGGCCGCAAGCTCAAGGACACCGGCATCGAGGGCTTCCTCACCGGCAGCGGCTTCGATGGCAGCCAGTACAACTTCTACAAAGGCGGCCTGTTTCGCAGCGACAAGACCACGCGCCAAGGGGTGCAGCCCGAGCTCGAAGCCTTCCTCGACACCAGCCTGACCACGCTGCGCGACAGCACCATGCAGATGGCCCGCGACATGGGCCTAGCCGCCGATGCCGTCAACGGCTTCAACCGGCAGATCAAGATCAGCTTCATGGGTCTGACCGAAGAGCAGATCCAGCAGCGGCTGGCCCAGGAACTGGGCAGCGTGGCCGACGAAATGGCCCGCCTGGCCGGCGGCGCCGGCATGACCGCCAGCAGCCTGCGCCAGCTGTACGAGCGCGTCATGGCCGAGCGCGCGCAGCTCGAAGAGCGCCTGCTGCAGCTGCAGGGCGACACCGCAGAGCTGCGCCGCCGCGAGCGCGAAGCGATCCACGAGAGCAACCGGGCGCTCTATGACCGCATCATCGCGTTGCAAGACGAGCAAGCCCGCTTCGAGCAACTGCGCCAGACCGCCCAGGCCGCCGCGCAAGAGCTGCAGCAGCAAATCAGCGCGCTGCAGGGTGAGCTGGCCCAGGCCGAAAGCCAACGCCTGAGCATCGCGCAACAGGTCATCAGCGAGCGCATCACGCTGGAAGACCGGCTGCTGCAAGCCCAGGGCCGCACCGCAGAGCTGCAGGCCCGCCAGCTGGCCACGCTCGACCCGCTCAACCGCGCCTTCGCCCGCTTTGTGCTGGCGGCCGAGGCCAGCGCCCAGCGCCTGCAGGCCCTGGCCCAGGCCGGCCAGGGCATCGCCGCCTTCGTGACCACCCTGCGCGGCGGCGCGGCCGGCGGCAGCGCCCGCAGCATCTACGCCAGCACCCTGGCCCGCGCCCAGGCCGGCGATGTCGAGGCCAGCGGCCAGATCACCGGCGCCGCCCAGGCCTACCTGGACGCCGCCACCGCCACCGCCCGCAGCAGCGCCGAAGCCCGCGTGCTGCGCGCCCGCGTGGCCAGCGAGCTCGAGGGCCTGCCCGCCACGCAGAGCTGGCAAGCCCAGCAGGCCGAAGCCCTGCGCCAAGTCGCCAACAACACCGGCGCTTATGGGGCGCTGAACACGAACACGATCCAAGTCGGGGATTACACCGAAGCCACCGCGGCCGAATCGGAAAAGCAGGTGGCCGAGCTACGCAAGCTGGTGACCGAGACAGTGGTCAACAGCACGCGGCTCAGCACGCTGAACGGAAGCATCCAGAGCCTGACCAACGCGCTCACCGCCGCCAACGAAGCGCAGCGCGTGCAGCAGGAAATCGCAATTCGGCAAAACGAAGGCCAAGCAGCGCTTTCCAATTTCAACAAGCTGACCTCGGCATATTCACAGCCCTATGCAGTAGCTGAGCAGCAATTTGTTCAGACGTTCCTCAAGTCGTTTGATCCCTATTTCACTGCTGTGCGGATGGATCAAGGGCAGCCGGATTTCTGGAATGTCAAGAACGCCACAAAAGACAGATTCGGAAGCTATTTTGGCGACCTGTATCAGCGCGAAGAGCAAATTCAACGCGCCGCAGATGCTGGAAACTTTGCAGAGGCGGTGCGCCTGATCAATGCGCAGCAACTGGGCCCTGTCGGCAGCCCGCTCAGCTTCAATCTGGCAACGCCCGACCAGGTTGCGCAAGGCAACCTGAAGAGCAGCTTTGTCGCTCTGACAGGCCCCGCCAGCGAGGCCGCCAATGCCGTCCTGCGGTATCTGGAATCCGTCAAGGCAGCGCAGACCGACCTCGAAGCCCTACGCCAACAAATCCGCAACCTCGGCGGCATCCCCCAGTTCGCCGCAGGCGGCCTGCACTCCGGCGGCCTTCGCATCGTCGGCGAGCGCGGCCCCGAGCTCGAGGCCACGGGCCCCGCTCGCTACTGGTCCGCCGCCGACACCACCGCGATGCTCGGCAACGGGCAGCGGCGCGAAGAGCTGCTGGCCGCTGAAATCCGCGCCCTGCGGGCTGAGGTGCAGGGCCTGCGCGCCGAAGCGCGGGTAACGGCAGTCGCCACCAACAAAGTCCAGCGCCTGTGGGAGCGCGTCACGCGCGACGGTGAGTCGATGCAGATCGTCGACGTCACGCCCACGCCCTGACGCCGACGGAGCCTGAGCAGCCCACCATGCGAGTCATCAAGCCCGTCACCTTCAACGCCGGCACCCACCTGGTCAGCAGCACAGCGGTGGAGTCGGCCGCCGCCTGGGCCGTGGGCACAACTTACGCAAAGGACGCCGTCGTCGACTTCGGCACCTTCTACTGGATCAGCCTGGTCAACAGCAACACCGGCAACCAGCCCGACACCAGCCCCACGCAATGGGCGCTCGTCGGCCCCGACAACACCCACGCCATGTTCGACGAGCAGGTGTCGACCGCGACTGCGTCCACCAGCCCGCTCACCGTCGTGCTCACCCCCGGATCCGTCAACGCCCTGGCCCTGCTGGGCCTGGTAGGCGACCAGGTCGTCGTCACCGTCACCGATGGCGCTGGCGGGCCCACCGTCTACACCAAGACCGTGTCCCTGGACGGCACGCTGATCGCAGACTGGTATCAGTATTTCTACGAGCCGTACGTCCAAATCAGCGAAGTCGTCTTGACCGACCTGGTCCCCATCTCCACCGCGCGGCTGACGATTGCCCTAACCGGCACCGGCACCATCAAGATCGGCAATAGCAGTTTCGGCACGCAGTACGCGATCGGCGACGCCGAATATGGCGCCGGCCTGGGCATCATCGACTACAGCAAGAAGGAAACCGACGAGTTCGGCATCACCACCTTTGTCCGCCGCGACTTCAGCAAACGCCTGAGCGCCCGCCTGATGCTGGAAAACGCCCAGATCAACCGCGTCTCCCGCCTGCTCAGCGACCTGCGCGCCACCCCCGCCGTCTGGATATTGGCCGACGACACGCAGTACCAGGCCGGCACCGTGTACGGTTTTTTCCGGGACTTTCAGGTCGAGATTGCCTACCCGGTGCAGAGCTTCGTCAGCCTGGAAATCGAGGGCCTGACCTGATGACGCCCGCCGCTACCACCCGCCACCCCCGTTCGGGCTGAGCCTGCCCCAGCCCCAACAGCACACGAGCCGCCACCATGCCCACCGCACCCAGCACCATCACCGCGCTGCCCGTCGCGCCCAGCCGCACCGACCCCGCCAACTTCCCGGCCCGGGCCGACGCCTTCGTGGCCGCGCTGCCCGGGTTCGGCACGCAGCTCAACGCGGTGGCCGCCACCACCTACAACAACGCGGTCGAAGCCGACCAAGACGCCACCGCCGCCGACGCGCACCGCGTGGCCGCCGCTGCCAGCGCCGCTACGGCCAGCGCCGCCGCGCTGACCGCCGTCAACGCGCCGGGCACGCAAGGCACCAGCACCACCAGCCTGGCCGTCGGCACCGGCGCCAAGAGCTTCAACACGCAGACGGGCAAGGCCTGGGTGCTGGGCCAGTGGGTCATCGTGGCCAACAGCGCCGGCGCGGCCAACTGGATGTTGGGCTACATCACCGCCTACAACAGCGGCACCGGCGCGATGACGGTCGAAGTCACCAGCACCGGCGGCAGCGGCACCTTCACCACGTGGAACATCGCCCTCAGCGCCCCCAGCAGCGACGCCGTACCGCTGGCGCAGCTGCTGGCCGGGCTGCAGCAGGCGCTGGATCTGGCCGGCGTCGCCGCGCGCGAGGTGGGCGCCGGTGACATCGCCGCCACCGCGCTGAGCGAGATCCTGATCCGCCACATCCAGTACCTGGCCGACATCGCCGGCGTGGCCGCCCGCGCCGTGGCCGGGGGCGATGTCATCCTGCGCCGCGGCACCGTCGGCGACCCCTCGCTGCACTACGACGGAGACCTCGACACCGGCTGGTACAGCCCCGGCGCCGACGCCGTCGGCCTGGCCATCGGCGGGCAAGACGCGCTGCGCATCACCAGCGACCGCCGCCTGGGCATCGGCACCGCCACCCCCACCGGCCTGCTGGACGTCAACGACAACAAGCTTCGCGTGCGCACCGCGCAAACCCCAGCCAGCGTGGGCGCTGCGGGCAACCAAGGCGAAGTGGCCTGGGACGCGAACTACATCTACGTCTGCACCGCCACCAACACCTGGCGCCGCGCCGCCATCAGCAGCTGGTGACCCCAGTAGCTCACTCACTGAGCCACCTACACCACTGCACCACACCGCCCCGCACAACCCGCCGCCCGCACCACCGCACGCCGCCCCGCAACACCCCACCGCTTGAGGCCCACCCATCATGAGCACCTACGCTGAATCCACCGTCACCGGCCAAGTCTGGCAGCGATGCAGCCAGATCGTCATCGACAACCCGCGCCACGCCACGCCCACCGTGCGCTTCGAGGAAGAGCGCGTCGTCTCGCTCGACACCGGCGACGAACTGCGCAAGCCCGCTGCAGGCATCACGCAAGACTTTGACCCCGCCCTGGCCGTGCCCCTGCGCAACCCAACCACCGGCGAGCTGACGGGCGACAGCATCACCTACGCCGAGGTCTACGCCATCTTGTACAGCGCCTACATCGCCGCCGCCACCGCGCGCGACGAGCGCCTGGCGCCGCCCGTGGACACCGTTCGGGCTGAGCCTGTCCAAGCCCCAGCGCAACCCTGACCAGACCCCGCCAACCACCCGTTCGGGCTGAGCCTGTCGAAGCCCCAGCACAGCCCCAGCACAGGAGCTCCCCACCATGTCCATCACCATCAGCGTCCCCGACACCCTGCGCCGCCAAGTCGAAGCCGCCAGCCAGGGCCGAAACACCGTCCTCTACACCGCCAAAGGGCAGCCCTGCTTCATGGCCGTGATCCCGAAGTTCACGCTGCAGAGCATCGACGCCAGCCTGGGCACCGGCGACCACCCCGCCTTCATCGTCAGCGGCGTCGCCAAGTCCGAAATCTTCATCGGCCAATACATCGGCTTCAGCAGCAACGGAGAAATGATCTCCGTCCCCGGCGTCGACCCCATCCGCAGCATCAACTTCGACAACTCGGTCAACCTCGCGCGAGCCAACGGCACCGGCTGGCACATCATGACCAACGCCGAGTGGGCAGCCCTGGCCCTGTGGTGCTGGAAGAACGGCACCCAGCCCCGCGGCAACGACGCCTACGGGCGCAGCACCGACGTCACCACCGAGCGCGCCGTCGACGCCGCCACCGGCCGCCTGGCCGCCGCCACCGGCACCGCCACCACCACCACCCGCACGGGCAGCGGCCCGGCCAGCTGGCGGCATGACCAAACCCCGTTCGGCATCGCAGACCTGGCAGGCAACGTCTTCGAATGGGCCGCCGGCATGCGCATCAATGCGGGCGAGATCCAGGTCATCGAAAACAACAACGCCGCGCTGAATGCGACCGATCTGTCGTCGGGCTCTGCCTCGTGGCAGGCCATCGACGGCAGCAATGGCAACCTCGTGGCACCAGGCTCGGCCAACACCGTGAAGTACGCCACGTCAGGCACCACCGCCTACACCCTGGTGCGCACCAGCGGCAGCAGCTTCGAAGGCATGAGCAATCCTGGGACGACGCCTGTAGCTACCGCCGCGCTGGAAAAACTGCGAGCCCTGGGCCTGTACCCGGTGGCCGGCAGTGGCCTCGGCGGCGATGGATTCTGGGTCGACGTCACCAGCGAGCGCGTGCCGTTTCGCGGCGGCCTCTGGGACCACGGGGCGCTCTCGGGCGTGTTCGCGGTGTACTTGAGCTTTGCCCGCAGCTACGTGAACTCGGACGTCGGCGCCCGCCCCGCTTTTGTGTCCTGAGTTCTGACCACCTGTGTTCTGCAGCACCGGCGGTAGCCGGTGCCTACACCACCCAACCACCCCATGGCCCGCAGCAACAACAACCCCCCGTCACCCCCCAAGGTGACGGACCTGCTCATCAGGCAAAAGACCGAAGCCATGATCGAGTACGGGTACGTCTGTTTGCGCCAGTTCCCGCAATACGAGCGCCATGTCCTGGCCGCCGAGATCCGCAACCGCATGTGGACGCTGCTGCACCTGATCGTGCTGGCGCACAAGCGCTACCACAAGCGCACGACTCTGCAAGACCTGGACGCCCAGCTCGACCTGCTGCGCGCCCAGGTGCGGCTGGCCAAGGGCCTGGGCTACCTTGACATGCACAAGTACGAGACATGGGCGACGTTGAACGACGAGATCGGCCGCATGGTGGGCGGCTGGTTGCGCACGTTCAGCGCGCCGATGGGGCAGCAGCAGTGACAACGCGCGTGCCGTATCGCGGCGGCAACTGGAACAACGGGGCGCTCTCGGGCGTGTTCGCGTTGAACTTGAACAATGCCCGCAGCAACGTGAACACGAACATCGGCGCCCGCCCCGCTCTTGTGGGCCGTCAGAAGCTGGTGGCGTACTGCGCCGCCAGACAGCACACCACACAAAAGGCTGCAGCTTCCCCGGCCAGGGCCCACCATCAGCCCGAAGCCGAAAAACCCCCCAGGCAGGCCGCTCCAGTAACGCGCAAGCGCGACCGCTCGGCCCTGCCGCCTACACCCCGCAGGTGCTGACGTGGCCAAGACCCACAAGCACCTGTTCGACCGCATCGCCAGCTTTGATGCGCTGCACGCCGCCTACCTGCGCGCCCGGCGCGGCAAACGCACGCGCACCGAGGTGCAGCACTTCGAGCGCGACCTCGAGGGCAACCTGATCGCGCTGCTGAACGAGCTGCAGCACAACACCTACCGCAGCGGCGCCTACCGCCAGTTCCGCATCTTCGAGCCCAAGGCGCGCGACGTGGCCGCGCTGCCCTTCCGCGACCGCGTGGTGCAGCACGCCCTGGTGGCCGTGATCGAGCCGATCTTCGAGACCCGCTTCGTGGCCCACAGCTACGCCTGCCGCCCCGGCCGCGGCACGCATCGCGCCGCAGATGCCGCGCAGCGCATGATCCGCCGCGTCAAGCGCGAGCACGGGCAGGTTTACGCGCTGAAGTGCGACGTGGCCAGCTACTTCGCCAGCATCGACCACGCCGTGCTGAAGGCCCTGTTCCGCAAGCGCATCGCCTGCCGGCGCACGCTGCAGCTGCTGGACCACATCATCGACAGCGCCAACCCGCTGCACACCACGCCCGGCGTGGGCCTGCCCATCGGCAACCTGGTCAGCCAGCTTGCGGCCAACGTGATGCTGCACGAGCTGGACTTGCACGTCGCCCACGGGCTGCAGCACGGGGCCTATGTGCGCTACATGGACGACTTCATCCTGCTGCACCACGACAAGGCCCACCTGCAACGCCTGCGCGCGCACCTGGCGCAGTGGCTGCAGCGCTGGCTGAGGCTGCAGCTCAACGCCAAGACGCAGGTCTTCCCCGTGGGCCGCTGGCCAGCCCATGCGCTGGACTTCTGCGGCTACCGCATCTGGCCCACGCACCGCCGCGTGCGCCGCAGCAGCATCCAGCGCATCCACCGCACGCTGACGCGCCTGCAGCACTGGTACCGCGACGGGCTGGTGCCGCTGCAGCGCGTGGCGCAGTCGGTGCAGAGCTGGCTGGCCCACATCGCGCATGCTCCCGCCGGCGGCCTGGCTGCGGCGGTGCTGGGGCGGTATGCCTTCAACCGGGGGGAGGTGCGGTGATGGTGCTGCAAGACACGCCCAAGGTGCGGGCTCTGCGCGGCCCGATGCGGTGGCTTTTTGAGCTCACCGGCTTCTCTGGTCTCTGCCTACCCCCCATCGGCATCTGGCTGCACCCCGACCTGATGACCTGGCAGCGCGCCGGCCACGCCGCCCCCGCGCCCGGCACCGAGGCCGATCGGCTGCTGCGCCACGAGCTGGCGCACTGGGCGCAGGCGCAGCGCTTCGGCGTCATCGGCTTCTACGCTCGCTACCTCGCCGGCCTGCTGCGCTACGGCTACCGCAACCACCCGCTCGAGATCGAAGCCCGCGCCGCCGCGCAGGCCCCGCCAGGCGCTTGAGCGCCGGCCGCGCCGCCCACCGCCAGCCGCCACGCACCAGCACACCATCCGCCGCCCCGCCACCCGCACTGAAGCCGCCCCATGCACACCACCGAGGCCCCGCCACCACCCAGCCCAGCCGCTGACGTGCTCAACCACCGCCTCGACACGCTGCATGGCGACGTCGGCGAGATCAAGACCGCCCTGCGCGAGCTGGCCGCCGCCGTCGTGCGGCTGGCGCTGGTCGAAGAGCGCCAGGCGCAAGCCGCCGCGGCGCAAGAACGCGCCTTCACCGCCCTGGAGCGCATCGAAGCCCGTCTCACCGTCCTCGAGCAACAAGCCCCCGCAGCCACCCGCGCCGCCGCGTGGATGGACCGCGCCATGTGGGCCGCCGCCGCTGCCGCGTGCATGTACATCGCCAAGAGGGCAGGGCTGATCTGATGGCCGCCGCCCGCCCGCCCCGCGCCCGCCCGCTGCGCATCACGATCACGCTGACCGCCAACTGGCGCCGCGCCTGGCGCATGCTCAGCGTGCAGATCGCCGCGCTGGCCTGCGGCTTCGGCCTGCTGCCACCTGACCAACAGGCCGCTCTGCTGGCCGCCATCGGCGTGCCCGAGCACCGGCTGCCCCTGGCCCTGGGCCTGCTCTTCCTGGCCGCGCGCCTGGTCGGCCAGCCGGGCGTGGAAGACGCCGCGCCCGCCACACCCCCCGTTCGGGCTGAGCCACCCACCGCTCGGGCTGAGCCTGTCGAAGCCCCAGCCGCAACCACGCCCCACCCATGACCCTCGTCGACCAACCCGTCAGCGCCGACTTCCGCCTCAGCGAATTCCTGCGCTCAGAAACCGCCGTGCGCCGCGGCATCGACAACGAGCCCCCGGCCGCCGTGCTGGCCAACCTGCGCAACGTGCTCGGCCCGTCCATGCAGCGCGTGCGCGATCTGCTGATGCAGCCGGTGCAGATCACCAGCGGCTACCGCAGCCCGGCGCTGAACGCCGCGATCGGCGGCAGTGACTTCAGCCAGCACACCCTGGGCCTCGCCGCCGACTTCATCGCCCCACGCTTCGGCTCCCCTCGCGCCATCGCCCGCCACATCGCCAACCACGCCGAGCAGATCCGCTACGACCAGCTGATCTTCGAGGGCCAGTGGGTGCACATCTCTTTCCTGCCCCCAGGCCGCGGCACGCCCCGCGCGCAGGTGCTGACCGCGCACTTCGCCGGTGGCCGCGTCAGCTACAGCGCCGGCATCGCCTAAGCGACCAGCGCCACATCTACAGCGCAAGCGCAGCACATCCGCACCAGATCCACACCACCCCGCGCCCATCCCCACCAGCCCCACCGCCATGCTGATCGACCGCGCCATCACCGCCCTGGCCACCGCCGCCGCCATCGGCCTGGGCGCCCTCAGCGTCACGCTGTGGATGGACGTGCGCGACGCCGAGCGCACCGCCCAGCGCCTGCGCGCCACCCTGGCCGAAGAGCGCGCCCAGTGGGCCACCGAGCGCGCCACCCTGGCCACCGCCGCCGCCCAGGCCAGCGAGCAGGCCCGCGCCACCGAAACCGCCTGGAGAAGTGCCCATGACGACATCGCCGCCGCCGCCGCGCGCCAGCAGGCCGCGGCCCGCGCTGACGCTGACCGCGCTCGCGCTGCTGCTGACAGCCTGCGCCAATGGGCGGCAGCCTACGCAGCCCAGTGCAACGCCCCTGCCGCCCCCGGCCACACAGCCCCCGGCCATCCCCCCGCTGCCCCCGGCAGCCCGCCAGCCGGCAACGCCGGCCTGGTGCTCGCCGACATGCTCAGCCGGCTGGACGCGCGAGCTCGAGAGCTGGCAGCGCTCGCAGACGCCCGCGCCGCCGCCGGCACCACCTGCGAGCGCGCCTACGACGCGCTGATGACCACCCCGCGCCCGCCGGCCGCCGCCCCGCCGCACTGACCCCGCCGCCCACCCCCAGCCCAGCCCAGGAGCCCCAGCATGCGCCTTCTCGCCCACGCCCTCGCCGCCGTCCTTCTGATGCTGGCCATCGCCCTGACCATCCAGCCCGCCGCCGCCGCTGTCATCGCCGTCGCCACCGACGGAGACCGCCGCGCTGAGCTGCACGACCAGCCCGGGCCGTGCGTGGGCGCCGCGAAGCTGGCCGTGTTCATCCAGGGCCCCACCAAAACGCCCGGCTGCTGGGTGCTGGCCGGGCCAGACACTGTGCAGATCGCGTGGCTGGATGGCGAGGTGAGTAACGTCGCCATCCGTCACTTCCGGCGCCCCGAAGAGGGTTAGGCCAAGAGCCTCACGGACTGTGAGGAATCTTGCCCAACAACCCCCTCCAAACGCCCCTTTTGCCGCTGTTTCACGAGGGCGCTTCCCTCGTAGCGCGGCACGTGCATGGCATTCGAAATCCGGCGTACTGGTTCTCCAGTACCGAGGGTTCGAATCCCTCCCTTTCCGCCAGACTGTGAGGAAATCCTCCCAGTCGCTGCCCCTCAGGCCCGGCGTTTGCCGATCTTGGCCACGGCATCGGCCAGCGTGTCCGCGTACAGGTGTGCGTAACGCTGCGTGCTGGCAGGGCTCTTGTGGCCGAGCACCTGGCCGACGGTGAACAGCGGCACGCCAGAGTTCGCCATCTCGCTGGCCGCGCTGTGGCGCAGGTCATGGAAGCGCACGTCGCCCAGGCCCACCTTGTCGCGGGCGCGGGTCCAGGCGGCCTGGATGCCGCGCTTGTGGCCGGTCAGCGGCAGAAACTTCAGCAGGTGGCGGATGCGCGGGTGCGGCGGGATGACGCGCGGCTGGCCGTTCTTGCTGTCGTGCAGCACCAGCAGGCCGTCGACCACCTGCACGGCCCACAGCTCGCCCAGGCGCATGCCGGTGTAGAAGCACACGCGGATGGCGATCTGCGCCTGCCAGCTGCCGCACGCGCGGCACGCCTGCAGCATGCCCTTGCGCGTGATGTAGGTCTTGCGGGCATTGCGCACCACGGGCAGCAGCATGCGCGCGGTGGGGTCGGTGTCGGTCAGGCCGTGGCGTTTCCAGGCCCAGCGACACGCCGCCTTGAGCAGCGCCAAGCGGTTGCGCAGGGTGGCCGGGCTGGCGTCGGACGCGGCGATCACTTCGCGCGCCACATCGGGCAGGTCGATCATGGGCTTGCCCTGCCAGGCCCAGGCGATGGCGCCCAGGTGCTCGGCCGCGCTCTTGTAGCTCTTGAGGCCGGTCTTGTCGGTCAGGTAGTGCTTGACCGCCTGGTCGATCAGCGGCTCGGCTCGGGCGACGCCAGCCGCAAGCGCGTAGAGCCGCGCTGTTTCGGCTCGGTCGAACGTGTCAGCCTGGGCTTGACTCCAGCCCTTCGGAAGCAATCGAGTAAGTCGGTGTCGGCGACCTTCAAGATAGCGGTCGAACGAGAAACGCCAGCGCTTGTCAGCCTTTGACCAGTAGATCGACATGATGCAAGGTAGTTGTCGACGTCTTCGGCGCTGAAGCGCATGGCCCCCTCGCCCGCGCCCAGGCGAAAGCAGGGCAGGCGGCCAGCATACGTCAGGTCATAGACCGCCCGTTTGCTGATGGCCAGCCGGTCGGCCACCTGGCGGGCTGTGAGCAGCGGATCAGGCGTGGTCATCGTCCGTATCCCCACGGCTTCAGATCCACCCCCGGGTCATGCCGTCCGGCGTAGTCGTAGCGGTCTTCGGGGCACTGGTCGGCCGCATTGACGTGCCAGGCGCACAGCGTCTCCCAGGCGCCCTGGGCCGGCAGGCCGCGCTCGCCGGGCTGGGGCTGCCCGATGCGCAGCCGGTCGCCGCAATCCAGGCCACACAAGGGCAAGATCCAGGTGCGGCGCACGGTGCCCGGGTTGCGGCGCCAGTGGGGGTCGATGCCGCGGCGCTGAAGGACGTGATGCAGACGCTCGAGGACGGACACCTGGGCTTTGTTGCGCCTGGCCGGCGCGGCATGGTCGAACAGGGCCAGCTGCTTCATTCGTAAGGCTCCTGCGGCGCCTCTGGCAGCGGCATCCAGTGCGTCACATCGCCTTCACTGACCGCAACAGCCGAATAGTCGCCCCAGTTGTCGATGCACTCAAACCAGCCCTCGGCGACGTAATAGGTGTCGGTCGCCTCGTCATATTCCGAGCACTGATCCCAGTCCTCGGTGTTCGCTTCCACGGTCTTCGCGGCGATCCAATGCGCGCGGATACGCCGCAGCTTCCCGAGCCTGTTGCGGTAGCACGCCAGCACTTTGACGCCAGGCTTGGGCATGGCATTGGCGACTGAGATCCAGGCCGCCGGCGTGACCTGCAACACAGCGCGCCCAGCCTGCGCCGCCGCCTGAGCCACGCGACGCACGCGCTGAGCCAAGCCATCGGGGTCACCGATGGGCGATCTGTCCATGAAGCGCACGCTCCAGCCCATGATGTCGGCGAGCTCAGGGTCGGTCAGCATGCTGGCGGCCTCCAGCTGAAGACGCTGGCCCCGGGCAGCGCGCCCACGTGGGTGCGCCCGTTGCGCACCTGGTAGATGACGAACTTGCTCAAGCCCAGCCGGTCGGCCAGGGCTTGGTTGGGTTCGTCGCTGGCCAGGATCTCGTCGCGCATGGCCGGGGTGACCTTGCGGCCGCGCTGGTCCCACATGCGGCGGCTGGCCAGGCTCTTGCTCAAGAGGTTCTTGACCTTGCCGGTCTTGCGCAGCCATTCGCCGTGCTGCTGGCGGGTGCCGGCGCGGCTGTGGGCGGGGTTGACGCAGTCGTCTGCCTTGCAGCAGGCCCGCGCGAAGGCAAAGTGGCCGGGCGGAAGGTCGCTCCCGGTGGCCAGCAGCAGCGCGGCGCGCCGGCCGCGCATGGCCACGCCCATGCGCCCGCCGGCTGCGGCAGGGTGTTGCAGGTGGACACGGGGCGAGCCCTGGCTGAAGCTCAGGCGCCAGTGCCAGCAGCCGGTTTCGGCATCGATGACGCAGCGCTGGCGCAGGTCTTCCAGCGTGCGGATGCCGCCCAGGTAGGTGCCGGTTGCGTGCGGCATCATGCGCCCCCTTCGGCGGGCAGCTCGCCCAGGGGGCGGATGTCCCAGTGGCCGAGCTTGCGCATCTGCGCGATCAGGCCGGCGTCGTCGGTCAGGCGCCAGGCTGCGTGCTCGATGCCGATGGTGCGGAAACGCCAGGCTACAGCTTCGCACGGGCCAGCAAAGCCCTGCTCAAGCTGCTGCAGCGCCCGGCGCAGCACGGTGCTGGTGCCCGCCGGCATCACCTCGAAGTCGCTCATGCTCACCCCCCCAGCGGCGCAAACAGCGCCGTCGTCAACACGATCACGATGCAGATGCCCCAAAACAGATCCAGGTCCATCTTGTTCATGCCTGGGCCTCCTGTTCGCGCGGGGCGCAGCCATCGCGCAAGGCGCGCAGCAGGGCGGCGCAGTGGGCGGCTTGGTGCATGGCGTCGCGCAGCGCGTTGTGCTTGTCGGCCTCGTCGCGCTCGGGCGCGGGCACGTGGGGCAGCAGCTTGCGCAGGGTGCGCAAATCGCGCTGCTGCCAGTAGGCCCAGGGCACTGGCAGCTTGTGGCGGGCCAAGGCGCGCGACAGGATGACCAGGTCGAAGTCGATGCCGTTGGCCCACAGGCCGTCGAACGCGCCATATTCGGCGGTGCTCAGCGCGCGGTGGAAAGTCTTCAGCGCATCAACCTCCAGCATCCCGCCATGCCCGTCTTCCCGCCGCTGCAGGCCGCGCAGCGCACGCCGCAAAGCCTCGGGCTGGGTGAGCCACCAGCTGATCGTCTCGCCGTCGGCCTGCGCGCCGTTGCGCAGGCTGTCGGCCAGGTCGATATGCCAGTGGCCGTGGCCGTAGGGCAGCACGCCATCGGCCACGGTGAAGCGCACCAGGCCGATGCTCAAGATGGCGGCATCGACACTGGTGCCCATGGTCTCGATGTCGACCATCACCTGTACAGCAAGCGGGTTCACGTTCTTTGCTCCTTCGGTGGCTCGATCACCACCACGTTGGCGCCCATGCCACCGGCCTGGGCTGATACGGTGCGGCGCTGCACCAGTTCTTCGGCCGCAAAGCGCTCGCTGTGCGTGATGCCATCCAGAAGATCCACCCAGGCGGCCTGCAGCTCGCGCAGCGCGGCCAGTTCGCCGGCGCGGGCGGCGCGGGTGCCGGTGGCGCGCTGGCGCTCGAGGATGGCCACGCAGGCGTCCTGCGCGGCGCGCACGGTGCCCTGCGGGTCACGCGCCACGCGCTGCAGCACCAAGCTTTCGGCCAGGTTGATCGCGTTGAAGATCTCGGTCCACGCCTGCTCGCCGGCCTGGCCGCGGCGCACGTCGTCCAGCGCCAGCAGCAGCTGCAGGGCCCAGCGCTCGCGGTCGGCCTGGCTCAGCAGTGCCGCACCCTGCATGGCGACCAAGTGCGCCTGCGGGTTGACGCCGCGGGGGCGGTAACGGCTTCGTTTGCGGGTCATGCGTTTGCCCCTTGACCATGCGTCACCACAGCGCGTCCTCCAGCTCAGGCGCCGGCACCTGCCCGCGCAGGTAGCGGCTGGGCAGGCGGGTGCACATGCGGCGTTGGGCCACCTCGGGCGGCGCGGGAAAGGGCCAGTTCGCCACGATGGGCGCCACGCGCAGCAGGCCGCCCTGGCTGCCTTGCAGCTCCAGGGCCTCGCGGCCATCGGGCAGCAGCCAGCGGTCACCAGCGCTCACGCCGCCGCCCCCTCACCCTGCCGCGCCTGCTCATACGCCCCGGCGCGCAGTTCCTGGTAGCGCTCCAGCCACGCCGCGGCCGTCGCGCAGGTGCAGCCAGTCGGCGGGCTGGATGCCCAGGTCATAGCGCCGCCCCCATCAGCGGGCGCGGCACAGGCGCGGGTTGCGGCTGCGGCTGCAGCACGCAGCCCATCAGCCGCGCGGCATCCAGGCACAAGTCCAGGCTTGCCACGCTGAACCGCTTGACGCTGCGGCCGTGCAGGCGCACCAGGCCGTGCCGCTGGTGAGCGTGCACCAGCAGGCGCTGCTTGGCCGCTTCGGCGTCGGCTGAGGCCTGCTCGGCGGTGGCAGCGGTCTGCAGCCAGATGAGGGCGTGCAGCAGCACGCCGCTGCGGCGGTATTCGGTCGGCGCCTTTTGTTGCGGCTGCGGCTGCTTCAGCACCACGCGCAGCACGGGCAGCGCCGCGCCGCCGTTGCCGTGGGGCCTGACGCTGGGGTACACCGCCACCACAGAGCCGGCGGCTTGCACCTCACCAGGCAGCGGCTGGGTGATCCAGTCGGGCAGGTGTTGCGCGGGCTGCACATCTGCCGGACGCTGCGCGACAAGCACCGCGCTCATCGCCCGGCCTCCACCTGGGCCAGCTGCACGCGCAGCTCGCTGACGTAGCCGCGGTGCGCGGCGATCAGCAGCGGAATGTCCCGCGCCTCATCCTGCAGCCAGCCGATGTCGCGCTCGGCGCCGGCGATCAGGTGGCGCAGGTAGGCGGCGCGCAGCGCGGTGCGCAGGCGCAGCCACCAGGGCCGGGGCACGCCCAGCGCGGCCACCGCCGCCGCGTGCGGGCCGATCAGGCCCTCGAGCTCCACCCAGTGCACCAGCGCGACCGCGCCGACGATAGCCAGGATCAAACAGAGCAGGAACTCATACGCCGCGGCGGCGCGGCGCTCAGCCCGGGTGGGCGTGTGGGGAACGACAGGCACCGACATCGCATCTCCCGCCCCCGGCGTAAGCCGTTGTCGTGGGGCTGGGTGCGGACTGTAGCTTTGCTTTTGCGGACCGTCAATAGCAATGCTTCAACGTCGGGCATGCCAAGGCGACCATACCGAGGTTGCGCTCGATATGGTCGACTTCTGGATTGATGAGCAAACGCGCAAGTCCCGACCCCGCAAAGGGTCAGGATTTGCTTCGGTTACGTGCTCGCCAAGCGGCGAGAGAATGCACAGTCGCTAAGCGGCTGCCCGGCGATTGCCGTTTGGTCGTTGAGCGGCAAATTGCTTTGCAGTGCCCTCGATCAACGAGCGTTGATCCGGCGTCAGATCACGCCATTCGTCCGGCGTCAACTGATCGAAGGGCCAGGGAATGCCGTAAACCACCGGCGCCGGCTCCTGCACCTGCACCGTGAGACTGTGCCCATTCATGGTCACCGGCTGCAGCAACAACGAAGCGCGCCGGGCCAGCGCGGCCCACGTGGGACTGATGCGATCCAGCGTCACGCCGAAGGCCTCAGCGTAGATCACCGCTGCCTCCATGTTCACCGGCCGGCGCTCATGCATGTGCTGGCTGAGCATTGATTCGCCGCCAGGCAGCTTGTGCTGGCGCGCGAACGCTTTCTTCTCTCGGCCGTCCATCAATTCGCGCAGTGCGCGGGCCTCAAATTCGGTGCTGGCCTTCCGCTTCATGTAGCGATGCTATCCAGGCATCGGGATAGCATGGCTTTACAGCGCCGCAAAAGCAATGCTACAGTGCGCGCCATGGAAAACAGCCATCCCGTGGCAGCGGCCTGTGCGAAGTTCGGCAGCGCGGCTGCCCTTGCCAAGCAGATGGGCGTCACGCCCGGCATGGTCAGCCAGTGGATCAACGGACGCCGCCCCGTGGCCCACGATTCGTGCGCAGCCATCGAACGCGCCACCCAAGGCGCCGTCACCGTCGAGGTGCTGCGCCCCGATGCGGCCTGGAGCCGCATCCCTGATCCGAGCTGGCCGCACCCGGCCGGCCGGCCCGTGATTGACGTCGCCCGGCCGCTGGCTGTGGCGCAGGAGGGATGAGCGCATGACCAACACCGCAGACACCCCTGAGATGCTGACCGAGCTGCGCGCCATCCGCGCGCTGCTGGAGCGGCAGCTTGTGCTGTCGATGTACCTTACGTTCAAGCGCGAACCGCCTGAGTTTGCCGAGCAGCTCAACCAGGCGTGGATGGATTCGCAGCTGGCCGCTCCGGTGCTGCCTGGTGAGCGGCAAGCAGCTGCTGCAGCAGCGACTCGATGCGCGCAAGAGCCTGCAGCGTCTCCGCATGCATTGACCACAGCTCCTGCAACGCATCCCGCTGCTGCCGGGGCGGCAGGTGGTACTGCGTGAAATCGTATTTGTCCATGGGCGCCCTCTTGGTTGCACTGGTTGGGGTGAGAGCCGCCATTGTCAGCCGGGCAGGGCGCCCGCCCTTCGTCGCCCCCGATCCCTCCCTGCCCGGTGCCCATGGCCGGGTTTCTGCGCCACGCTGGCCGGCCGTGATGCCGGCTGCCCGGCCGGTGCCGCTGCGTACCGTCTCCTCCGCATGCCCGGCCGGGCGGCGCGTTTTTTCTTCCACGCTCGGAGCCTGACGCACCATGAAGCTCACCGAGGAAATCAAGGTCAGGCTCGACGAGCAAACAGCCGAGGCCTTCCGTCGACGCGCGCACGCGGCCGGGTGCAACCCGGGCGAGCTGCTGCGTGATCTGGTGTGCTCGCTCGAGCATGGCAAGACGTGGGGTGAGCATGTGGCCCATGTTCGGCGCATCGCCGTCACGCGGGAAGGCCCACTGCCTGCCCGGCTGCATGTGTTCCCGGCGCCGGGCGACGGGACTGGTGAGCATGCGCAAGTGCGGGGGGCTGCGTGATGGCAGGCCGCACGCAGACACCGGGCCTGGTGCGCCACCGCGCCTTTGAAGCCAAGGTCAACCGCCAGTACCTCACTCGCACCGGCCGCCTTGCACGCCTGGCCAAGATCGAGCCCGATGCATCGGGCGACGACATCCTGCACTTCGAATACCTGGACCCCCCGCCCGATGCCGGCGCCCTGGGGCCGACGAAGACCCGCAAGGACGGGTTCCAGATGCACGAGCGCGTGGCCTCGCGCTTGATGGTTCGCGTTGATTGACGCAGGCCGCGCGATGACACAGAAAGCCGCCTTGATGCAGCCGCTGCTGGACAACCTGCCCGCCGCCATGCGGGCGCTGGACCAGTGGCTGGTCTGGCGCTTCGAGACTTACCCCGGCGACAAGAAGCCGCGAAAGGTGCCCTACTACTGCAGCGGACGCAAGCGCCGCGGTGAGCAGGGCAGTGCCGACGACCGCGCCCAGCTGGCCGGCTTTGCCCAAGCGCGGGCGCTGGTGGACACCGGGCGCTTTGACGGGCTGGGGTTCGCCTTCCTGCCCGGCGACGGGCTCATCGGCATCGACATCGACGCCGCCATCGACGCCGACACCGGCGAGGTGGCGCCGCACTGCCTGCGCATCATCGAGCAGTGCGCCAGCTACACCGAGCGCAGCCCCAGCGGCCGGGGCGTGCACATCATCGTGGCCGGCCACACGCAGACCTTCAAGGACAACGCGATCGGCGTCGAGGTGTTCTGCGGCCGACAGTTCTTCACCTGCACCGGCGAGCGCTGGGCCGGCACGCCGGCCGAGGTGGGCCCGATCACGCCGCAGACGCTGGCGATGTTGCGCGAGCTGGTCAAGCCGGCGCGCGACCAGGCGCCGCGCGCCGCTGCACCACGCCCCGCCACGTCCGCCGCCGATGACCTGGGCCGCCGGCTTGAATCGGCGCTGCTGCAGCTGGACAGCGACATGCCGCACGACGACTGGGTCGAGGTGGGCATGGCGCTGAAGGCCGCGCTGGGCGAAGGCGGCCTGCGGCTGTGGGACTGGTGGAGCAGCAAGGGCAGCAAGTACCCGGGGCACGAGGTGCTGGCGCGCAAGTGGGCCAGCTTCCGTGGCCAGGGCATCACCGAGGCCACCATCTTTCGCCGCGCCATCGACGCCGGCTGGTCCCCGCCGCGCAGCCGCGGCCCGCTGCGTGCACCGCCACCGCCGCAGGACGCGCCCGATCTGCAGGACGACGGTGCGGCCGGCGACGACCAGGCCGACGACGCGCCCGAGTACCACGCCGACCCCGAGGGCGCCGAAGCGGCCGAAGCCCGATCTACCCCTGCGTCCGGCTCCGCGCCGGGTGGCAGGCGCAAGCCCCGCAACAACCTGCCCCCGGCGCTGGACGCGCTGCTGCTGCGCAACAGCGAAGGCGGGGTGGCCGACTGCCGTGAAAACGTCTTCCTGACGCTGAAGCACCACCCCGAGCTGGCGGGCCTGGTGGCCTTCGACGAGTTTGCCTACCGCGTGCTGAAAACCCGCACCACGCCCTGGGGCAGCGAGCCGGGCGAGTGGGCCACCGACGACGACTACAGCCTGGGCTACTGGCTGGCCACGCAGTTACGCCTTCGGGTGCGCGCTGAGGCCACGCTGGCGGCCGGCGTGGCCATGGCCGCCACGGACAACAAGTTCCACCCGGTGCGCCAGTACCTGGACAACCTGCCCGCCTGGGACGGCATCGACCGCCTGACGCACTGGCTGCACGAGTGCGTGGGCGCGGCCGACACCACCTACACGCGCCTGATCGGCCCGTGGTTCGTGATGAACATGGTGCGCCGCATCCGCCAGCCGGGCTGCCAGGCCGACTACATGATCGTGCTCGAGGGCAAGCAGGGCAAGCGCAAGAGCACCAGCCTGCGCACCCTGGTGGGCCGCGACGACTGGTTTGCCGACACGCCCATCCGCATCGGCGACAAGGACGCGCTGCTCAACCTGTCGGGCAAGTGGCTGTACGAGATCGCCGAGCTCGACAGCTTCAGCCGCGCCGAAACCACCGCCGTCAAGCAGTACCTCACCAGCCGCATCGACCGCGTGCGCGAGCCCTTTGCGCGCCGCCCGGCTGACCGCCCGCGCAGCTGCGTCTTCGCCGGCACCACCAACCAGGACGAGTACAGCAAAGACAGCACCGGTGCGCGCCGCTTCTGGCCCGTGGCCTGCGACGACGAGATCAACCTCGACAAGCTGGCCGCCGACCGCGACCAGATGTTTGCCGAGGCCATCGCCCGCCTGGCCAGCGACGACGCCGAAACCCGGCGCTGCTGGCCCACGCGCGACGAAGAGCAGCGCTACCTCGTCCCCGAGCAAGAGCGCCGCGAGATCGGCGACCCGTGGTTTGAGCGCATCGCCAGCTGGGTGGACAGTAGCGCCCGCTTCGGCGAAGCGCACACCGAAGCCTGCGAGCGCGACAGCTTCACCACGCACGAGCTGCTGGTGTACTGCCTGGGCGTGCCCAGCGACCGCATCGACGGTGCCCGCCAGATGAGCACGCGCGTGGGCATCGCCATGCACAAGCTCGGCTGGACGAAGAAGCGCGACGCCCATGGCGCCAGGCTCTGGCGCTACGTCCGTCCAACCTCGAAGCCGGGGCAGGGCGCGGACGATCAGAACGCGGTGGGTGGTCCCACCAGCGAGCCGCAGGCCGGTGGTCCGGCCGAGGAAACGCTCGATGAATTCTGATCTCGTCCAACCTCCGTCCAACCTCCGTCCAACCTCTGCGCAAGGTTGGACGGGCGGTTTTTACCTCGGTGGCAGGGTGCAGTCCAACCTCGTCCAACCCGCCTCACGTGCGGGCGCGTGTGTGCGTGGGGGCGCGCGGACGCCCGCACGCCCCCGCACGCCCCCGCAGGGGCGCGCACAGGGGGAAAGGGGTTGGACGAGGTTGGACGGTTGGACGAGAGAGCAAAGAGCACCACAACACAGCACCATGCAACAGCAAGGCCAAGGCAGCAAGGCAGCAAGCCTGCGATCCACCATGCCCCAGACCGCCGCGCTGGTGGACTGGCTGCGGGCCGAGCTGGGCAAGCAGGCCGCCGACCGCGTTGTGCTGAGGGGGAAGCAGGGCAAGGGCGGCTTCTACGCCGCCGAGATCGGGCCGGATGGCGTGCTGCGCGAGTTCGGCAGCACGGTCAGCGGCCGGCGGGTGCGGTTGGACGGGCAGGGTGGGTTGGTGTGGGGGGCGGCGCCGTGAGGATCACCATCGACACCAACATCGCCCAGGTGCGCGAACGCCTGGGCGCGCTGGCCGGGCAGGCTGACTTTGCGGCCAGCGTGGCGCTCAACGCCACGGCCCGCCACGTGCAGGCCATCGTGCCCGGCCTGCTGCGGGGCGCGCTGGATCGACCCACCCCCTTCACGGCCGGCGAGCCCACGGGCAGCCGCGCATCGACCTTCATCGCCCGCGCCGACAAGCGCAAGCTCGAAGCCGGCGTCTTCTTCAAGGCCCGGCAGGCCAGCTACCTGCGCTGGCAGCTGCAGGGCGGCACGCGGCAGCCGGCGCGCAAGGCCCTGCGCCTGCCTGCTGCGGTGGAGCTCGACGCCTTCGGCAACCTGCCGCGCGGCACTATCACCAAGCTGCTGGCCGTGGCCCGGCGCGAAGGCAAGCTGAGCAAGCGCCAGTCGCGCACCATCCGCGTCAGCCGCAACGTCGAGATTTTCTACGGCGACCCCACCGAGGCCGGCGTGCCCGGCAGCCCGCCCGGCATCTACAAGCGCATCGCGCGCCCCGATGGGCGCTCGCAGCTCATCCCGTTGATCGTGTTCCCGCAGCGCTCGGCGCGCTACGAGAAGCGCGTGGACTTCCTGGCCGCCGCGCAGCCCGTCGTCGCCCGCGAGTTGCCGCGCGAATGGGCGCGGGCCATCGAGCAGGCCATGCGCACCGCGCGCGCCAGGTCATGAGTTCAGCGAGCCAGTCAACCCCCCGGTCTGGGTCCTTCCTGGGCCCTCGATCGCGGGTCATTCGCGAG